TCGTTATCGTTAAATGCTAATATAAATTTGCCTGCGTTTGATGTACCACTAAATTTTTCTTGTATTCTATGTTCTATCATTTGCCTTTCTTCTTCAGTAGGCGTTCCATTATTAAAATTGATTAGCATACTAGGTGCCAGTCCATTCATAATATTGTTTAAATGATAATTTGCTACTTCTTCTTCTAGTTCACTATATTGTAAGCCACCTTGATAATCAACAGGCGAGTAATAATAGAATCCTGTTCTATATGGCTTGACGTATAATATCTCAAGTCCTTCATTACTGAAACCGAATGCCGGTATGCGTTTTAATTTTTCTTGTGGCTTAATTTTCTCCCAATTATGATGATAGTAATATGCTTCTATTTCACCATCGTCATTACATTTTTCTGCACGCAAAGTTTCAACAGGGAAATGTTCTATCTGCACAATCTTTGATCTATCTTTTGAATAGATAACTTGCATTGAGCATTGTCCTAGTAATTTTAAATCGTGTGCTAGTTTTCTAACGCAATCATTATTGAACAATCCTTTCATCTGAGCATATTGCTCTGGTTGTTTACTTGAATCCGTAGCGTCTAATCCTTGACCAAATATTAATTGCGATATACCATTTACAGCAGCATTGTTTGTAGGACTACCATTATGCCTGTCAATTAAATATTGGAAATAATTATTGTCCTCACCATACGCAACGTAATCTTTGTTTTTTAATTCAATGATTTCAGGCGTTGTGTAATTGCTTAATTGTACTATTTTTACGTTCATACTGTTATATAATCATCATCATACGTATTCTGTGTTGTGTACTCTCCACTATTAACTGTATAATAATTGTTGTTTGCTTGATTCACAGTTTGATCTGTGCAAAATATTTTGTCTTTATAAATTATTTTAGCTGATGAATTTTTAATTGTCATATCATAAAAAAATCCTTCTGTTAATACAGGACTAAATGTAACATTAAAAGTTAAATCATCCTCAACTGTACTTGCTGTTATGTTATAATTTGTGCTAGTATTTGTTGTATCATCTCTCACAGTCAAAGTTCCGCTTGTAATATATTCACGTGGTATTACTTTTATTGTTTGTGCTGATGCAGTTGTTTTTAAAACTTTCATACTAATATAACGCAAGATTTTTATTTTTTGCATAAAAAAAAGGGTAACATTTCTGCTACCCCCTTTTAACACAAACCAAAATTTCTTATGGTGTAAGTTGTGTTCCTTGTGTTGCACCTGTAACAACAGTTGAAGTTACATAGTATGCAGGTATTGTTTCCTGTGCGCTGAACGTAAGTGTGTATCCACTTAAATCGCCCATTGCTGCACCGCTAGAAATTGTACCGCCATTCAAATCGGCACCGTGAACCGCACCTACAAGATAGTAGTTGCCATTATAATCTTCAACAAATATGTGTGGTCTATTTTGAGCCACAAGTTTAATTTCTTCTTGTGTTGCGACCGTTTGTTTTGTCAAAGTAAGATTTAAAGTTTGTTCGTAGAACACAGTACCATTTTCAGTTGAACCTGTTATTGTTTGTTCTAGTGACGAATTACCTTTTAAATCATATTTCATAACTGTGGGTGATCCTGCCATTGCAGTAACATTTCCACTTGATACAGTTAATGCACCTAACGTTCCATAGGAAACTAGATAAGCAGATTTTAATCCACCTACTGAATCTCTACACGGTAATGCACGTCCTTTTGTAAGTAAGCAAGCCATAGTTTATAGTATTAAAAAAGGGTAGGTAGGCACATCGGCTCACCCACCCCTTTTGTTGATTAATTAATTATTAAGAATAAAGAACAATATCGCTACCGATAGCGTGCTGTATTCCTGCTGTAAATCGCATTACAACCCTTACATTCTGACTACCATCAATGTCAGCCATATCAATGACTTTCACTTCATTTTGGTCAGACATCAGTCCTGTGCCGAAAAACAAATTAGATTTTTCTGCAGCCACCATAGTGTTTGCAGCTAATCCTTGCGCTAAAACAATATTGATTCCGTCCATTGTCAAGGCACCACCATTAAACCATTGTGTTCCTTTGTCTTCTGTACCTGCTGCACCAACGTTGCTAGCAAATCCACCTAATGCTCTCACATAGGCTCTGTATACATTAGAAGAAACATAGATAAATAGATCGTCTGCACCGTAGACTGCGCTAGGAATAGCATCGACTACCAATCCCATTTTTGCGATTACATTGCTAGAATCTACAGCTGCACCTGCACCTACGTCAGTTACATCAGCATCAGCTAGAAGTGTAGTTTTAAATCCATCAAATTCCCCTGCGTTAGCATTCGTACCACCCCAGATATTATTTTCTAGTTTTTGTGCTACTTTTGCAGATACGTGAGCAATTAAGAAATCAGAAAATTTGCTTGGCATATTAGAAAATGCTGAATATCCCATTGAAATTGCTTCCCAATCATTGATAAAATCTTTTTTGCAAAGTTGTAGATTTACTTGAAATTCTTCTGGTTGTAGAAGTCTTTCAGTTAAAGTAATATTTGAAGTAGGATCAAAGTCACAGCTAGCATTTTTAACGATGTCATTTGAAGCGACTTTTTTCATTACTTCTTTGTACTTAATGTTTGGCTTGATTGTAATTAAATCATTAGCCAAAGTTGTTCCACTCAATAATGCTGCGGAAATGTATTCCCCTGCGAATTCGCCAGCGTATGTAGTGGTTATTGAAGTTGTTGTTGCCATTTTAAATTATTTTAATATTAATATTATAGTTCGCCTACAGTAATTGAAGATGACTGTGCGCCATTTCCACTTAACATCCACACAGAACCATCAGAGGATAACTCAATGAAATCTCCGATTCTTTCTGCACCATCCTCAAAAGTAACTCTATCGATTGCATCTGCATCAACAACTGCACCTGCAACAATTACGGAACCACTAATGGTATCCCTTTCTGTTGATACAGTTTGAATTAGCATATCAGTACTAAATGCTGCTACTACTTTGAATTTGTAATTTACACCTGCTGTAGTTACAGGTAGTGTGATTGTGTAACCTGTTCCGCTTACTAAAAACGTTTTACCACTGTCTGCAGCAGTAATCGCTTTTGATTCGGTGATTACTTCTTGATCTTCAAACTTTCTTTCTACGTCGTTTGAAATGTGAGTAAATGTTCCCATTATTTAGATTATTTATTAAAATTAGACATTCGTTGTAAAACCCTATCCATCGTTGAATTGGCTTTTTTGTTCTTGCTTAATAGATTAAGCCTTGCATCATCCTTTGTTTCTGGATTATGTTTGATTGCTTTTGTAGCAGGTTCAGTAGATAATTTTTCTTGCACTTCTTGTTTTGCAAGTTCTTCATCTTTCATTTTGCCTAGTTCTTCTTTAACATAAGCAAGTTCCTGTTTCATTTCGTCAATTATTGGTGTCATTGCTGCCACAACTTCCTCGACTATTTTATTCATTTCGTCTTTTTCTTCTTCTTCGAGGTTTTCTTCTTCTTGTACTTCAGTTTCATCTGATAAATCTTTTTTAGATTTTGATTTAGGTTTTTCAACTACATCTTCTGTGTCTTTTTCTGCTTCTAAATCCCTAGGTTCTGAACCTGTAGCAACTTGTGAATCTAGTTCTTCTGTTACTTCTTCTTTTTCTTCTGCCATTTCTGATTTAATATCGTCTATAATTCCTTCTTCGGATACGATCAATGTGTTTCCATCTTCGAGTTGATAATCGCCAATTGGTAAAGCTACTTTTTCATCTTCTGTTACGATAAAAACGCTTTCGCCACTTGTAAAATTTTCAGCTTCCAGAATTGTGCCATTTTCTAACTTCATACTTTCTAGCTCTACTTTTGTAGAAAGCAAAGAAGTAATTTTGTTTAACATTTCTGTCGGTTTCATAAATATATATTTAACGTTAATTACATTTCTGTATTAATATAACGCACCGAAAAAATGATTTGTATTTTAATTTGGAATTTTTGTGATAGAACCAATACCTTGTGCTTGATAGGAACCATCACAGCACTTTCTACTGTATCTTATACCATCTTTACATAGACAACCACGCTTACCGCTTTTTGGACTGCTGTAACGTCCGTTATTAGGTGATTTCATTTTATTTATCTATTGATTTAAGTTTACCTATTGCCCAATTAATACCACTAGCACCACCCCAAGCATCCCACATAATACCACCACATCCTTCGCCATAGGGTACATCTTTATTTTGTTGATGTCTTTTAAAACTAGCCATTCTTGCAATCGTGTCACGACTTATGTTTTTTTTTTCAGCTAATTGTCTTGCTCTAGTCCAACCAACTCTAGTTCCACATTTAATATTATTTTCTTCTTTATACTTTATAGCTTTTTTTGCATTGTTACTTGCAGATTGTGGATAATCGTTATATGTTTCAAAAGTATATCTTACCAGATCTTGTTTTATTTTTAATAGTTTTTTTCCTGCTTCTATTTCTTGTGATAATTCGTCTTTTGTTTTTTCTTTAGGTCGTTCTGCTTTGTCAGCAAAGTATCCTTCGATACTAAATCCTTTTACTAATCCTGTTTTGACGTATTCATTCCATATTTCGTCATTGTAAACTTTTACAGAACCAACCCACGAACCTAATGGCAAATCCATACCATACAATGCTGTTTTATCCTGTTCTTTATTTTCTACAATCCAAGATTCTACAAGTGAAACGCCATTTATTTTCTCAAAGTGTTCGTATGTAGAATTGTTTTGGTTTCCGTTTGACAAATATAATTCAGATGCTTTTCGGACTGTATCCTTTGTAAAGTAAATATAGTATTCAGTATCCCCATCTTTCCTGTAGATTGGTTTATTAGGCACAAGTATGGCACCCATTAACAACCTTTTTTCTGCATCTACTTCTGCAAACTTATATTCTTTATTTTTAGATAATGCCAAAAAGTTTTCTTCAATAGCAGGGTTTTCTACTAAACTAATCGCATCAATGCCACTATTTTCGTCTAGTTCGTCAATTACTAATTCAACTATTTTCATACTATTATAACGTTTTAGTTTTTTAATTTGTATTTATATAGACGCATTTTCTACTATATTTCGATCTAATGCTTGTGCGCTTGTTACATCTCCACTTGTTACAAATGCTTTTACAGGCTTCTGTTCATTTTCTCCCAATGCTGTTGCTAGTTGATTTTCTGGTGCTTCACCAACTATATTAAATGCAGGCGGTGCTGATGCAGGTGCGCCACCTCCACTTCCACCACCACTTGCACCACCACCACCAGATGGTGTAGATTTAATTTTAGCTACATTAACAGCAGCAAATCCTGCAGCTAAACCTGCTTGTATAAATGGATATGCTGGAAATACTGATGTAACAGGGGATGCTGATGCTGTTTTAAACGCTTCAATTGTAGCTTGTATTCCTGCTATTGTTGCTTGCGCAATAGCTACTGCCTTACCTACCTTACTACCTTCACCTGCTACTTGTTTTACTAATTCTAAACCTTGCATTGCTAAATCTAATTTAACCAAAGCAACATTTTCAGCTAGGGCTTTTTCATCTTCTGCATTTTTCTTTTTTTCTTCTGCAATTTGATTATCAAGATCGCGTTGTTCTAATTGTTTTTCTTGTTGAAAATCTAATAAAGTTTGTTCTGCATCTTGCCTAGCTTGTGTACCAATACCAAGCCTTTCAATTTGTGCTTCTAATCGACCTGCTTCTATGGCTTCTTCTTCTTCTGAGATTTCTTTTAGTTTTTGTAATCTTAATATTTCACCTTCGATTTCTTCTGCTAGAAATTGTTTTTTTGCTATTGCTCTCGCATTCTCTGCTTCTGATTTACTATTTATTAATTCAATTTCTTCTAATTCTAATCCCTCACGATTAACTTTTTGTTCTGATTCAAAACCTGCAATGCTTTCTTTAACATCTAAAATATTTTTTTCTGCTTCTATTAAAGCAACTTTATTTGCTATAAGATTTGGATTTGCTGCAAGTTCTGCTTGTGCTAATTCTAATGCTGTTTGTGCGTTTGCAAATTGCAGTTTAAATTGTTCATCTAATACATTTTTTAATTCATTATTTGCTTTTATTCTATCATCTATTGATGCTGTAACATCATCTCTGATTTGCCTTTGCCTTTCTGCTGCAAGTTGGAATTGAAATTGTAATTTATCATTTTCTGCTAGTGCTATTTCTGTTTCGTTTCTTAATTGTTGTATTCTTTCTTGATTAGCTAGTTCTTGCGTTGTAGATATTTTAGATACGTTTTCCACAGCTTTTGTAGTAAAGTCGCCTAATTCCTTTCCTGTTTGAATAAACCCCTTACCGATGCCGAAAACGTTATCTGAAAGACCTTTAGCTGCACCTACAACTTTTTCATCTACTCTATCAATGTCTGTTTGTAATTCTTTTATTTTATCAGCATCTTGACCACCTAGAAATGATTTTTCCCAAGCAAGTTGCGCCCTTAATAATCCTGTTTGTACACCAAATATTGAAGTCTTTAAAAGATTAACAGGCACCATTACAGAATTTTTAACAATATCCCCCAAAGCTGTAAATTCACTACTTGCATCTATAACACCATCAATAACTTTTGTAAACACAGCAGATACAGTTCCAAACGCAACACCTAATCCATCTACAATGGTTTGATTTTGCATTAATATTTCTGTAAACTTTTCAAATATCTTTAATCCTAGACCTGCAATAAAAGCCTTTGCTGCTAATCCTGCACCTTTAAAACCTTTGCCTACACCCTTAACTGTTTTGCCTAGTTTTGCTAAACCTTTATTTCCTTTTTGGTTGGTTTCATTTATAGCATTTAAAGATTCTTGGGTTTCATCCTTAAAATCTTCCATTTGATCTGTAAGTTTGCCAATCGCTTTTGTTGCACTTTGCACATCTATGCTTAATTGTATTG